GGGGTCATCCCGCCGATAGGAGTCCCGCGTGTCATGTCACCTCCCCTACGGCTCTACTAATCGGAGCAAATTTTGGAAACGTCTGATGAAGAAGCAGAAAAAATTCCCATTAGTCGTGGAGTCGTTACTATTGAGTGTCAAACCTGCAAGAAATCTTTCGAAACCAGAGCGAGTCATAAAGGGAGACGACAATTCTGCTCAATGGAATGTAGAAAGTTATCACCCAGTATTAAAAGAGCTAAAGAAATGACAGAATTAGTAAAGAGAGAGAAGCTAACACCAGCAGAAAGTGCAAAGATAAGAGCACAAATTGCCGAATACATAGAAGTACAAGTACGAGATGCCCACAATGTTGTAATGGGTGCAGCAGAATGGAACCCAACACAAGCCAGAGTCTTTGGCATGCTGCTTAATAAGGTGGTTCCAGACCTAAACGCTAGTTTTGTTCAACATGAACACCAATCTAAACAGTTGGCAGACCTATCCAGGGACGATCTGGAGGCTATAGCCGCTGGCATATCAACAATTACAATCGAACATGACGAGGTATTTAATGAAGATAATAAATAAACAGAAAGACGCGATACCATCGCGCATGAATCTACAGGAGTTTGGGGCCGCTATGAGTCAATTAGACCTTAGTAGCGTACCTGAACATAAACATAGCCAAGCCATAATGGATCACCTCATGCGGGTAATGGCCGACTCCATCACGGACAAGGAAAAAGCCCAAGAAATTCACATCAGCAGATTACTTAAACAACGGCAGGGAAAATGAATACAAAGAGACTACAAGTGAAATCAAAATTTGAGCAATATGATTTAGACGAAGACGGCATCGTTACAGATGACGAGATAGCTCGGTCTAAAGAAATGATTGATATGGAGCTTAGAGAAGAGAAGTCGGAATCTCAGAAGAAGATGGCATGGGTTGCTATCATCGTAATGATTATATCGACTGTTGTTCTATTTTCTCCAATCATCCCAGACACAAGAGTTCAAGCTCTCAGTGATCTGCTTGGTTTATATTTTATATCCCTTGCTGGCATCGCTGGAACTTATATGGGTGCAACCGCGTGGATGCATAAACCTAAATGACCAAGCTATCGCAAGCCCAAGCAGCAAAGTATCTACTCAAGTTAAGAGATGCATCAGACAGTTTCGAAGGTTTTGTCAGATTATGCTATCCAGATTGGGTCATAGCAGACTTTCAGTTAGAGCTTATTGATGCGCTGGATAAATTAGAGAAAGGTACACTTGGCACTGACAACTTGCTGGTCACAATGCCGCCAAGACACGCTAAGTCAACATTCTCCACTGTGTTATTCCCAAGCTACTTCATGGCTAGGAACTCACACAGATATATCATGTCTTGCTCATACAACAGCCAACTGGCTACAGACTTTGGTAGGCAGGTTCGTGGTGTTGTTGAGCAGCAGATAATGAATCAGGCTTTCCCAGACTTCTCTTTATCTAAAGAAAGTAGAGCGGCAGATGTCTGGAGGACTGACCAAGGTGGAGCATACTTCGCTGTTGGTGTTGGAGGTACAACATCTGGACGACCTGCAAACCTTCTTATAGTGGACGACCCTATCAAGTCTCGTGAAGATGCTGAGTCTATGACCCAGCGCAACAAGACATGGAACTATTACACATCTGCCCTGGCAACTCGTCTACAGCCACAGTCAGACGGGTCAAACGCTAAACAAATCATAATCCTCACTCGCTGGCATCCAGACGACCTTGCGGGTCGTCTGATGGACTCAGAAGATTGGAAGGAAGGAAGATGGTCGCACATCAACTTTCCAGCAATAAAAAAAATTAACGGCAAGAAAGTCTCAAGACGACACTTAGCTGAGGATGATCCGCGCTGGGTGGACTCCAAGACATTCCAAAATCTATCTCACAAGAAGAGATACATCCATGAAGAAGAAGAGGAGTCACTATGGGAAGAGCGTTTTCCCTTGGAGGATTTAAAAAGAAGAGAGCGTCTAAACCCAAGAGAGTTCGCGTCCCTATACCAGCAGCAGCCATACATCGAAGGCGGAAACCTAATCAAGACGGAGTGGTGGCAGAAGTATCCAAAGGATTTATCTCCAGAAAACTTCATGACCTTGGTAATTGGTGTCGATACGGCCTTCAAGAAAACAGAATCCGCAGACTACAGCGTGGCGGTGGTCGCAGGGGTAGACAGGAATGGCGATATATACATCGTCGATATTATCCGAGGGAAGTATGACTTTCCTGAACTAAAGGCCCGTATGATCCGCCTAAACAATCAATGGCGTGGCAAGGGTCTTAGAGGCTTATATATAGAAGATAAAGCAAGTGGGCAGTCATTAATCCAAGAACTAAAAAGAGAATCTGGTATATCCGTGATTCCATACAAGGTAAACAACGACAAAGTAGCTAGGGTGAACTCAATTCTACCACTGATCGAAGGAGGTAGAGTTTACATTCCAGAAGAGTCGTCTTGGTTAGATGAGTTCATAGATGAAAGTATTTCTTTCCCAAATGGAAATCATGATGACCAGGTAGATGCTCTAACCATAGCTGTAGATGTTTTATCAAGAACCTCCGTATCTCCAGATGCCTGGGAGATGCACAGCAACCCAATGTTATCTCTTAATAACAATCAAAAAGATATGGGAAAGTCCCTGACACAGCAGGTGTGGGGCAAGAAAGCGAAAGGGTCATGGAAAGGATGGGGTCTCGTCGAATAGGAAAGGACGACCGCAGGGCTTTTTACAGCTATCCTTCAGACAACAATAGTGGGTGATTTTATGGTAGCAAATACTACAGGGTATCGAAGCGCGGAATATGTTGGCTCTGATGATGGGATGATCGTAGACCTATCAGAGTTTGCTGAACAGCTTGTTGGTTATGAAGATATATCTCACCTCCTGACAGAAGAGCAGGAGAATAGAATTGTGGACTATGTAAAGTCCATGATGGATATGAGCTACAACAAGATAAGGAAACGCTACGACCATTGGAAAGAAGCAGATAGAGCCCACGACGTTTATGTTCCTGCTGGTGCTACAGACTTTAGAGAAAAGGCTGTTATTGCAGATACACGTGCAATAGCCGACACAGTATTAACATACCTCATGGCTGCACTGGGTGGACGAAACCCAATGTTTCAGCTTGAGGGTCTAAACAGAAAGTCCAGAGAAGCAAGCCTGATACTTGAGCGTGTCTTGCATCAGCAGATGCGTAGAACAGCAGGTGAGTCTCGTTTGGCACAGTTGTTACTGGATAGCATCAGGTATGGCTTTGCGCCCACAAAAATATCCTGGGACGCCAAGACGAACCAGAACCAGCTAATCAACTTTGATCCAAGACGATGCTTCCCAGACCCAAGAGTTAATTGGGGTGATTGGGATAATATGCAGTTCATCGTTTTTGCAGATTATTCTTCTTATAACTCCCTACTCAACTCGGGCCTATATCCGAAGTTGAAGAAGTTCCCTGCCCTCCGCAGAAAGATGTCTCCTCCCCGAAATGGTTGGAACGCCCACCATTGGCATAAAGAGGAAGGCAGGGGGCTCTCTATTGACCCAGCAAGTCCACATCAACGTGAAAGATCAGATCATGCATATTTCACATTAGGCGACTCGCGGGTTGTAGATGAGGCATGGGTAAGACTAACAGGACAAGAAATAGGAATACCTAGCATTGAGCAGATATTCCTTGTCTGTACGATACTAGATGAGAATGTCTGTATCAGACTACAACTTAATCCCTATGGGCAGCAGTTCCCTGTCGTCATCGGTGGCTTATATCAAGACAGCCACAAGACATACGGGCAATCCCTGTATGACTTAATACTGCCAATGCACGACATCGCAACTTACCTAATGCGTTCACGTATCGACAACGTAAGCGCGGCACTTAACAATCTAATATTCGCAGACCCAACGCAAGTTAGTATTCCTGACCTGATAGACAGGAATCCATGGGGGATTGTACGGACACTGCCAGGGACGAAGCCAGGGGACGGCGTATTTATAGCTCAGGTTCCAGACGTAACCAGAGGCCACTTCAATGATATAGCCGCTATGTCTGAATTAAAGCAGCGTGTTAGTGCGGCCTCTGACGCCCAACAAGGTATGCCTACAGCAGATGGCATCAGGACAGCTACAGAGATACAACGTCTCACACAGCTTGGCTCACAGCGTCTAGGTGTATTATCCAGAATTATGTCTGCTACAACGATCAGACCTATGGTCAGAATGATGGTAGCCAATATCCAAGACAGCTTGTCTATGGAAGGCTCTATTAAGATCGACAGGCAGAACATGCCCAACCAGTTAGAGAACATGGTTGAGGATGGATACCTAGATTACAACGTATCTAAAGACCTACAAGGTGACATCGACTATCTGGTTATCGACGGCACACTGCCGCTCGAACCTACACGTAATGCTGAGACATGGATGAACATGTTGCAGATCATGAACCAGACGGGACTCAATATGGAGTACAACGCTGGTCAGATTGCGGAAGAGGCAATCAGAGCTATGGGTATTACAGACATGGACAGGTTCCGTGTCGATCCTAAGCAGCTTCAACAGAACGGGCCAAGCCCATCACAGCAAATGATGCTGATGGAAAAAATGCGTGGTGCAAATGTGCAAGACCAAGAGCAGGTCAGCAAGCAAGTTGAAGCTGGCAACCTCATACCAATGAGTCAGGCACAAGGTGGTAGATAATGGCAAAGAAGTCCCCTCAAGAGAAAAATGTAGACCCGTCTATAGCGGCTTATGTTAATTCAGTGACAGAAGACCTCAGCAACAGAGTTGCGGCTTTTGAAACGCTGATTGAGAGTACAAGACAAGATGTCGGGGAACTACGAGAGGACGTAGCCAAAATGAGGACAGGCGTAGATGCTGCGTCTAACTCTATAGAGGTTATGGCTATAAAAGCTAAAGACCTCATAGATGCAAGATTAAACTCGGCTGGTGACATTAACTCAGA